GGGCCTACGATTTCTTGTACGTTGGGAGCAGCCATGAAGTCCGAGTGAGAATAGGTAGAAGTTGAAAGTACAGACAAAGTAAATAATGAAAAAGTAAATTAAAGGCTTATAGAGACGGAAGTGGTGCGAGCTGAAACTTCTTTCAAGATATAAGAAGGTAAAAGATGGAGGGGAACAGAACGCCAGGTTTGTTCATCGAAAGCGAGTTTAAGGTGAGGGACAAGAGCGGAATGAGCGTAACAATAATTAATGACCCAAGATTGAGCTTCCAAGGCAAGAGGTGGTAAATAGTCATAAAGGTCGTCCTTGAGGCGATGAGCGAACAGGGCTTCTAGAAAGTAGTTGTCGAGAGCGGAGTCCAAGTTACCACGAGCCTCACGGTAAACAATCTTCAGAGCTAGAAGTATGGGATGTCTGATCACACCGATAGGGTACATGAGCCAACCACAAAACTCAGGTAGCGAGGAAATAGCTGTTTTGCCAACCAGAGTGAAGGAGCGTTCAAAGGAGGGCCAAGTGTGATGGTCTTTCAAGACTCCAAAGAAGAGTGAATCGTCACCGGAGAAAGCACAAGGCATGTCTTTGTCAAATCTGTAGCGGAGAGTCATGTAGGCCATGTTCCAGAAAGTGTTGAAGTCATAAGTTCCAAATTCCCCGGTGAAGCGCATCACAGCAGAGAAACCGAATTGAGTCCGCATGTTGATCTTGATCCAGAAGTAGAGGTCGTAAAGTTCCCTTGGGATGCCAGCGTAATCGAAAAAACAGAGTTCAAAGGCAAGAGTCTCCTCCGTACAGCTCTGGTCATAGGATGCGAAGTCACAGGTGAAAACCTTTCCGGGTAAAGCGTGTTGCTTGGACCATTCGGACATTTGGTTAATCGTTTTACCGCCGTGAAGATAAACAGTTGGTTGAATATGCTGATGAACAACGGCACGCAGGTAACGAGCGACGGGGCCTAGTTCGAAAATGTTGATGTCGGGAGAAGTAACGAGAGTCTGTCCAGGTTTGGCAAAGTGCATTTGAGGTATGTCATTGGGGTCGGAGTCCTTCCATCGTATCATCCAGGCGAGAGTCTCAGCTTTAGCTTTGAATTGGCTCTTAACGAAGCACTCCATATAGTTGCGAGCCCAGTCCGGGTCAGATCGGTCGATGTTGTTCCAGATTGATTCAAATGTCTTCTCAAGTTTTCGTGCCTCAGTTTCGGCTATGCAGCGTGCAAATAGGATTGGATCAAACTCATGATTGGCCGGAAGATTGAACTGGGATCGAAAAGATTCAAAGATTAGAGGTCCGAGAGTAGCAGCTTGGTTGAAACGTGCGAGATTGAGAGTTGGATTGGAAAAACGGAGACGTTTCTCAGCTGCAAGAGGAAGCAAAGTGGGGTCACGGCCGGCAGATTGGTGTGGGAAGATGTTCTCCAGATAGTCACGGGCTCTCCAAGTTCCTTGAGTGTCATCGAATTGAGCGCCCATGATTCCTTTCCAGTATTGTTCACGATTCTCTCGGGAATCGCACGGAGAAGTTTCAGACCAGTTGCGTGGGTGTGAGGAGCTAGGAAGGTGAGTTCTCGGATGGAGCTCAACCACAGACGGTTCGTTCAAAATGGGTTCGAGGTCCTCAGTTTCTTGAATGAGAGGCATTAAGGCACGAAAAGAAGCAGGGAGGGCATCGGCACGTTGGAAGGTCCAGGAAGAAAGCGATTCGCCCACAGTGCGAGGACTGTTGCCCCAGATTTCAGCGACATTTGATGCTTTCCGGAAAAGCTGTAGGCGTTGAAGGGCTGGAAAACGAGATTCGAGTCGGCGAGGAGCACACAGGCCGAGCAGAGGTCCAAAGAAACGATGGCCACGGAGAGCGAGAGGGTCGATTCCAGTTGCGAAAATGAGGTGAAGGTCACATTTGGTCCGAGTGACAGCAGTCCAGAGCATCTCGTCTGTCATAGCTAAGAGAGAGGCATTCGTAATCAAGAGTTGTACCTGTTGCCATTCTTTACCTTGTGG